AATGCCTGACCAGACATTTGCGGCACAGAAAGAGGTTGTACCATGCCCTGATTTCTCATCCTTACAATCCCTGCTGGCCTTGAAGTCAAAAGGTCATCTAAGTTTACCTGACCCTCAACAACTGCCACACGCTGGTTGTTTGTAAGGTACAAATTATCAAGCATATTTCTAAAAATAGAACTCTTAATTTTTTGCAAGTCCATTACCATTTCGGCAACAGAGCGTCCGACCATGCGGTGTGGCATTAGAACAGGCGATAATAATGCAAAAGGCACATGGTCAAACGGCTCATTCTCAACAATCTCGGAACTCTCTCCAAGACAGACAATTCTTCGTAATTCTGGAATATTGTCATTATTGTAATCACATTTAATATATCCCTCAGTAACCAATACATTTCGCATTGAGGGGTCAGAGGAATCTTGTTCTGAGGAGCTGGAAATCTCCTGATGTCTTTGCTGTCGCTCTGGCTCATCATCAAGGTTTTCACCGCCAGCCAGCTTCAATACCAAATCGGCATCGTAGCCCTGTTCTATGAGGTCACCAGCACGAACTTCTGTCCTGTGGGCAATGAAGTCGCAATCCTCCAAAGAAGTCGCTCTACGGCTAAAAATCAGCTCCTCAGGAGGTATATTATCAATCTTGACCTTACCGCCTTTTAGTCGCCGTTTTACTTCTACAGAAAATGTTTGCTCGATAGGTTGTTCTTGACCCATCTCGTCTACATTACCAACTTCTGTCATTTCCTGAGATACCAGCTCAATATCTGGATCATCAAGTAAAAGCGTCAGCTCATTTTCTGAAAGACCAGAATATTTTTCCTCAACTGTACTCTCAGATTCTTCCCAGTAAAACTTTACAGCCCCTAATTTAAAGAGGAGGCCATCTTTGAAGAAATTATGTAATATTTTAAAGCCATTGTTCTGGCTATTGATTACATAATTGACAAGCTCAGTCGCTTGCTCTGCCGATTTAACATCTTCCTTCTTTCGACCAGCAAAACGCACAAATTTATTACTAGACGCGAAAATTTTCATCAGGGAAGGCATCAGATACTCAATAACGTCCGAAACCTCTGTACAGACTACGCTTGAGCGACCTTCAACCTCATTTCCAAAGGGTTCGCCCAAATAATACGATAACGTATCCTGTCGATCTCCTGAAAACTCAGTATCGTAGTAATTTACCGCTGAAGTAATCTCATTTTTTACATGAGATTGAAATTGACTTTCGTCCATTACTTTTTCTTTGCCGCCTTTGGTTTTTCTGCCTTCGGAGCTTCCTTTTTCGGCTCTTCTTTCTTTGGAGGCTTATTCTTATAAATTACACTCATAATTTTTTCCTTTATTTTATTTAGAACTGTATTTACCCAACCGAACATTTTGCGTTTTCTTCCTTTTTTTCTTAGATTTAGCCTTTTTCTCAGGCATTATTTTAATTGTCTTGGAGTACATCATTTATTTGCGTTTCCTATTGAGTTATTTGCTTGGGAAATATCCAAATTCATTAACATCATTTCCATCCCATAGAAGGTCTTTGACTTTGACCTTTTGCGATAATATCTTTCCAGCATCTTCTCCACGAGAGCCATAACCACTAGCCCCATGCAATTCAGCATATTTAGGACTTAGTGTAACAAAATCGCCTTCATTTATTTTTGTTATGTTTTCTTCATTAGGCACAGCCCTATAAATAGTCACCTCTGCCTCTGGGTTGCCTTTTGCTTTCACTATAGCGTCATAACTTTGCGTGTTTGCTATGCCATATTCATCATCAGGAAATCTAGCTGGTGGAGCATATAAACTTCTACCTCTTGCCGTATAAAAATCGTCTGGATACCCAGCTTCTCCTCCATCTATTGACTTAGTTAAATCATCAAGCCTTATTGGGTCTCCATCATCATAGCCTTTTGCTTGATGCTGTACTCTGTAAGATGTATCTATTTCTTCTCCAAACCTTTGTGCATTAGCTTCTGCTCTAAGTTTGGCTATTTGGTCTGCTTTATCGTCTACTTTAAGTAATGGCGCAGTATCGTCAGTTGTTTTTAACAAACTTTTAAGGTTTTTACCTCTAACTGCTGGCAGTATTGCCATTGCTGATAACAAACCAGCCGTCGGTAAATCACCCTCTTTTGCGGCTATTACCGCATCTGCAATAAGGCTTGCATCACCAGTTACAGGCGCAACATCTAATAAACTCGGCAAACCTTTCGCTACAGTAGGGTTTACGCCCATACCAGTCAGCAAATTAAATGGCACTCGTCTAATAGGGTTTGGGTCTGAACCAAATTGATTTATAGCCGCCGCATCACTCTCAACCTTTGCCATCTCAAGACTTCTCTGGCTCGGCAGAAAATCAAAAATATTAAAGGGATTGGAAAATGTGTTCTGTCCTAAATTCATACTACCCAGCTCGTATCGTATTCAATTTCTTTCTTAAATGAGTAGCCAGAGTACGCTCCAGAAGCTCTCGCTCCCTGACCACCAAAAGTTAATATAAAAGCATCGGCAAGATCGGGTGACCGAAGTCCTCTCTTTTTCATCTGGTCTTTTGACTCACACTTAAACTTACCATTCGAATTAATCGCATACCTCAAAGATGACAGCTCATGGATAAGCTCCTCATCATTCGGAATTTTACAATCTCGCGCCTCCAGCCACTCTATCGCAGAGAACAACAGCTCGTCACGCAATTTCATATATTTCTGTCTCAGGCTCGGACTTTCGGCAACATTTACGCCTCTGGCTGGCAGTCCTAACTCAATTAATCTGTCCACAACACCTGATCCCAAGCCTATGCTGTCTATTAACAGCTCGGTTGGGCGATCAGGGTAGGGGGTCGCCTCATACTCTGTCAGAATAATTCCAACAGTTTCCATTATATCCTTATCACGCCATGTCTTAATCGGCTCAATCAGCACATTGCCTTTTCTCTTCGCCAACGCTGATCGGTCAGAGCCAAATCGCGCAATATCAATTCCCCACACCGGCTGTATTTCCATCGCCTCAACATCTCTCGTTACGGCTTCCTCCAGCAAGTGGCGCGGAATAATTGTGTCGTCATCTGTCTCAGGTGGTAAGCCAAGACACCGAATACGAAAAGTATTACTCTCCTCACCATATTGGCGCTTCATGTCCTCGATCCACTCAGGAGAGACCATCTCAGAGTCGTAACACGACACAGTCATTTTATAGTAGCGCTCGGCATTTTTTCCAAAGGCATCAGCAAAGAAGCCAGTGGAGGAGGTGGGGTTGCCCACCATAATCACCTTCGCGCCCTTAGTCGATAGCGCTCCCTGAGCCACCTCCAGCACGATAGGATCGATACCAGAGCTTTCCTCTAGGATAAACGCCAAATTCTCGCCATGAAAGCCCTGTAGCGCCTCTGGGTTCGCTCTTGAAGCTGTCCTCGCATATGCGCCGCTCTCAGGTACATTTTTCAGCGTTATCTTGTCTGCCCCAAATATCAGCTCATTCTGGAAGCCTATAGGCAGTTTCTTAGCCCACTTCTTAATCTCGCCCCAAAGGACTTGCTCCAACTGGTTCTGCGAGTTCGCCGTACAGGGTATCTTCACAGGGTAATGCGTAGTCAGTAGCCAAAGTATGACCCAACTCAAAAAGGCGGTCTTGCCTACGCCATGAGAGGATCGGATTGCAATTTTGTCATGGGTCGCTATGGCTTGCAGAGCTTCGCGTTGCCATTTCTGTGGCTTTATTCCTAAGAGTTGCTCCACAAATAGCTCAGGGTTCTTCCTGAGGGTTAGGAGTGTCTCAGATAATTCTATATTTTTTTCGCTGTCCATAAGTCCTCGTTTTCGCCCATAGGGGGGGTAGAAAAGGTAGCCGCCCTATCTAGGGAGATAAAAGGGCGGCTAGTTTCGTGTGGCTCGTAGTCGAGCAGAACTTGAGCCACTATTCCAAAAGGGAAAGTTGGAATTAGAATTGAGGTTATAAAACTATCACCGCCCCTCGCGTGCGCGAGCTGGGGGGGTTATCGAAAAATAACAATCAAAAAAACTAGAAAAATTCCCTAAAAATAGGGGTCAAAATGTTCTGTTTACGACATATAATCTTTATATATCCGCTAAGTCATTGTTTCTATTGAATATTCCCATTCGCATAAGAAACATTATGTGACTTTTTATTATCAGGAGTGATGTCAACAAGGGGCGGCGACTGCTCCTCAAGTATCTTATTTTGTTGGTTAATCCGCTCGGCTACATCATGCAATGCTGAAGCAAATTCAGAGTT